GGGTGTTGGCCGTCGCGGTCTTGGTGGCGACCTTGTTGGTGTCGTCCCAGTAGACCTTGTCACCGACACTCCAGGCTTGCGAGGCGGCCTTGGTCAGGTCGAACACGCCGACCAGGCTGGTCTCGACCGTTTCGCCGGTCAGCGCATCGCCACCGGCGACGCCGAACAAGGCACCGACCAACAAGCCGCTGCCGGAAGTGACATCGTAGGGGGCCGCAAGGGTGATGGTGTTACCGGGCTGGATATAGTTCTTCATGTCTCGTGTCCTTCTCCAGAATGACGAAGAGCGGCCGATTGGCCGCCCGTCTCGTCAGGAATGGTTGCTATTAATCAGGCTTACGCGCCCGGGTTCTTGTAAAGGCCGCGCCAGTCGATGGCCTTGGCGCCGAAGTCGAGGCGGCACTTGATCTCCACCCCGTCCACGTCGAAGCCATTGCGGGTTTCGATGTAGGCACCCTGCTGCCCTTCCAGATAGGCATACTCGATGGTGTCGATCCGGTTCGGACTGGCGGCCAGGTACCAGGCGGTTTCGCTGGCGGCATCCAGGCGAGGCTCAGCGATGGGTGCGAGGGTGCGGATCGACTGCGGCACCACCTTGGCGGTGTCGGCGGGCACCAGGTTCTGGGCCACCAACTGCTCGGCCTTCAGTTCGAGCGAGGCCGGCACGATCAGGAACGACGGGCGGATGTTGAGCACCGTCTTCTTGTCGAGCCCGGTCTGCTTGGCCATCGCCGCCCGGGCCGCGCCGACGGCGTCAACCGCGAGCGCCGCGCCGGTGCCGGCCAGGTTCTTGTGGTCGGCATGGAACAGGGCCTTGTTGTCGGCCATGGCCGGGTTGGCGGTGACGATGCCCCAGACCACGTCGCTTTCAAGCTGGGCGATGGCGTTGCCGTACATGGCGGGGATCCGGGTAAAGGCGTCCAGATCGTCATTGATCAGCACCTGGCGGGTGATGGCAACCACCCGGCCATAGGTCTCGATGCGGTAGCTCTCCTTGGACTCGCCCAGCGTGCCCCGCTTGAACTCGCCGCTCTCTCCCACCTTCAACAGCTGCGGCGCTTCGCCCAACTGCACCCGGTGCATGGCCTTGAAGTCGGTGGCCAGAACCTGGCGGCAGAAGAGCGCGAAGGTGCGAGGGTAGACGTCGTAGGCCTGACGCAGGGTCTTGTCGGTGACCGCCGCCAGGATCTCCGGGAAGTCGGAGGTCGAGTGGAGCGCCCGGGTCGCCACTTCGTCCCGCGGCATGCCGCGGGTGTTGACGCCGGCGTCGGCGAGGCTTTCGCGGGCCAGTTCCATCAGGGTCATGCCGCGATACTGACGCGCCGCATCTTCCAGCGGGAACAGGGTCGGGCTGTAGCGGTGCAAGAGCGCGTTGGATACCGCGTCACGCCGCGTCACCCGCTCGTCGCGGCCGCCCAGCGGCACGGAGACCTGGGAGAAGGTCCGGGTTTCCTCGGACTTGGCCGCCACCTGATCGAGGATCACCGTGCGGGCTTCGCCGAGGGCAACGCCACGCTTCACCAGATCGTCGGCAAAGCCGCGTTCCAGATCGAGCTTGGCCGCCAGATCGTAGATGGTCGAGACCCGCTCACGCTCGGCTTCGCGCGCCCGCGTCACCAGGGCGTCGGCATCGACTTCCTTTGCCTGTGGCGTGGCCTGGGCTCGGGCCTCGGAGCCTTCGCTCAAAGCCTTCGGGGTTTCCTCGGAGGCTGTTTCCTCGGTCGCCTCGACGGCGTCGGTCTCACGGGTGTCTTCGTCATGCATGGTTTGGATCCTCTTGTTGCATGGGGGTTCGGCGCCGTCTCGATACACGACGCAGTCATGAAGTTCTTGGATGGATCGGAAGCCGGCGGCCGGATCGGCGCCGACCGGCACGGCGGAAATCTCGAACGGCGTCCAATCGACGGCCCGCCAGACCTCTCGACTGCCTTCAGGCTTGCTCACTTCGTAGCGATGCACTTGATAGCCGATGGAGACCGCGCGGATATGGCCGGCCTGGATGTCGCGCCAGATCGCCTCGACATCCTCGCGCTCGCTGAGACGCACGGTGGCGATGCCACGCCCGTTCTCGATCCGCGCGGAGTCGGGCGCGACCGAGCCGATCACGGCATCGAGCTCGGTCAGTTCGTGCACCCTCAGGAACGGCGCGCCGCCGTTGAGGCGTTCGAGACGCACATGGTCCGGATCGAGGCTGAGTTCCTCGTCATAAGGGTCGCCGAAGAACGGAACCCGGCGCACGCGGGCACCGGTGGACCAGACCACGTCGATGGTCCGGGCATCGGCATCGGCGGAGTTCGGCGCAAGCTCCGCCGCCCGGCGCAGGGCCGGCAGTTCAATGGTGATATCCATGGGATCCTCGAAGTCAGTCGGAAGTATCGGTGGCGGCGAAGGCGTCGGCCGCCTGGGCGCTGCCTGTCTTGGTGACCCGGCGCGGATCGGAATCGAGAACGATCCCGAGGGCGTCGAGCTTGGCGTTGGTGGCCGCGATCTCCGCCAGAACGGCATCGGGGTTGCGTCCCTGACGGGCGATCGCCTCGGCCAGGGTCATGGTGCCCGATCGCACAGACAGCAGATCGGCCATGGCATCTTTCAGCGGATCCACCGCATCGAACTTGGGCGGCGACCACTCGACCGGGACGACCGGGTCGGGAATACGCCCGGCCACCCAGGCGGCTTGCGTGAACCAGTCCCACACCGGCTGACAGAGCATCGGGATGAACAACTGCCACTGCACGGCATCGATCATGCGGCGGAACTCGACGAGCCCCGCCCGGATCGAGGAATAGTTCACCTGGGAGAGATCCCCGGTGAGCAGTTCATAAGGCACCCGGAAGCCCGCCGCGATGGTGTGCAGGCTGGCCCGCTTGTACTCTGCGTAACCGCCCATGGCCGCCGGCTGGTTGAAACGAATGTCCTTGCCGCCTCGAGCATAGGCGATGAGGCCCGGCTCGAACTGCTCGACGCGGTTGCCGTCCGCGTCGACCACCGTCGGCGCGATCCCCTGTTCCGCCTCGTCGGCGCCGAACACGATCGCGGTCACGCAGGCCTCGGTCTTTTTGCGCACGATCTCGGCAATCTCGTAATCGTCGAGATCGCGCAAGGATCGAATCACCGGCGCCCCCCAGGGGACACCCCGCACCTGGGTGCGCTGCTTCTCGTAGACATGGGCGATCTCGGCAGCCGCCACGGCGACGCTCTTGAAACCGCCCTGCAGCGCGCCGAAGACATCGCCCGGGTGACGCGCGAACAACCAGTAGGCGCGCCGGCGGCCGATGGTGTCGAACTCGACCCCCTGAACCGCATGGCCGGAACCGACCTCACCGTTCCTCGTGGCGTCGAGGAAGTCGGCCTCGAGCACCTGGACCTGAACCGGAACGGCCAAACCGTCCTCAGCGCGACGCGGTCGGCGCCGGACCAGGACCTCGCCGGCCTCGACCATTTCCCGGCAGATCAGCGTTTGTAGGCCATAGAAGTCCAGCTGCCCATCGGCATCGCAGTTGCGGGCCCAGGCTTCCCAGAGTTCGTTGACGGTCCGATCGAGCCGGTCGTCGCCCGACGCAGCACGCGGCATGATGCCGGCGCCGACGATGTTGTTGACCAGCACCGCCACCGCCTTGGCCGCATGCGGGTTATTGCGGACGAGGTCGCGCATCCGGTCGCGCAGCAACGCCCCGGCCGTCGCGATCTCGGTATCGGCGGAGGTGCCGGGCGAGCGCCAGCCGTCCGTCCGTCGTCCCCGTGCCGCGCCCTCGTAGCCGCGCGAGAGGCCTTCGAAGGCCTGACGCGCCAGCAGGCGCCGTGTCGCCGTCCGCGGCGAAATCACGGCGATGGCCCGGTCAAACCAGGTGGCACGCATCAACGATCTCCTCGCCTGAACCCGGTGTATCCGCCCAAGGGCAGCGGTTTGTCGGCGCCGGTCATGGCGCGCTCAATGGTGCGGATGCGGCCCAGCAGGTCGTCGACCGTGCCGTACTCGACGGTCTTGCCGTCGTAGCTCACGCGGAGCGTCCCGCTCGCATAGGCGCGTTTCAGCGCCGCCAATTCGGTTTCCGACCAGGTCGTCATGAGTTTTCTTTCAGAACCAATTGTCGCGCTGACCGAGCCAGTCGGAGCGGCGTTTTTCCGAGGACACGGGGGCCGGTCGATTGATCAGCCCGGCTGCCTCGACGCCGCCGTCGACCGCACCCAGTTGCTCTTCCAAGTCAGTCCACCGACGGTCCGACCAGCGATCGGCACCGGAGATCCAAGCCGCCGCGCGGGCATAGACCCGGCAATCGAGCGCCTCGTTCTGTTCCCTGAGCTTTTGCCATTCCAGCCGGGCAAAGCCGCGCTTGGTGCGCACCGTCACCAATTGCTCGGCGACCAGCTGCTTGAGCCATTCGCTCTCGACCCAGGTCGGCAGATGCACCGTGCCGGGCAGACATTCGGCCCCCTCCGCCTTCTCCTCGTCGGTCGGTCGTTGCAGCCGCAAAAACCGATAGGTCTCCGACTTGAAGGTCGAAACCGCCACGGTCCAGAGCCGCGCGCCGCGACGCAGTTTCTTGCCGCCGTCGGTGGCATCCACGAAGGTTGGCCCGGACACCGGACTTGCCCGATTGAAGCCTTCAACACCCTTGACCGGGGCCACCTGTCCAAACCCGCCCCGGCGCGCCCAGGCGTAAATCGCCGGAGCCTCGTAGCCGGTGTCGATGGCGAGCTTGGCCAGCTTGAGCTGTGCGCCGCTTGCATGCGGCCAGGTTCGATCCAGTAGAGCGTCGAGATCGCTCCAGGCATCGGGCCGTTGTGGCCCGCCTTCGATCACAATGTGCTCGATAAGCCAGCTTTCCAGTCCGCGTCCCCAAGCCCAGACGTCAACCTCCAGGCGGTCCTTCTGGACATCAACGCCGGCGGTGAGGAACAACCCGCCCGCTGGGACGGTGCCCGGTGCTGACGTTTCCCTTTGGTCATAGAGGCGCTGCCAATCGGGCGCTTCGCCGGTTTCGACCCAGGTCTCGCCGAGGTCCGTGTTCTTCACCGACTTGAGCGCCGCATCATTGCCTTGCGCGGCCTCCCAGGCTGCGGCGATCTCAGCCCAGCTTCGCCAGCCGATGGGGCTGTAGAGGCTGGAGATGTGGAAGCCTGCCGTTTTCCCATTGCCCTGTTCCGACGGGGCGGTCGCCCGCCACTCGCCTCGTTCCAGCATCCGCGTCTTGTGATGCTCGTGGATTTGTCCCTCGCACTCGGTGCAGAGGTAATGCGCAGTCTCGGGACATCCCTTCTCCCACCGGAGGCGCTCGAACTCGAGCCACTGGAAATGCCCGCAATGGGGACAAGGCACGAAGTAGCGCCGTTGGTCGGACGCTTCGAATTCCCGCTCGATGCGCGACACGCCCTTGACGGTCGGCGTCGAGACGATGAACACCTTGCGACGCGCAAAGGTTCGTGTGCGGGCTTCGGCCAGAGAGACCGGATCACCTTCTCCGTCGATGTCGCCGGGATACCCGTCGACCTCGTCCAGAAACAGATAACGCACCGGCATGGAGCGCAGGCCGACCGCCGAGTTGGCTCCTGTCATGGCCAGGAGCCCACCCTGAAATGCCTTGGTGAGCACCGTATTACCGGAATCCCGCGAACGCGCCGGCTTGACCAGCTGCGACAGCACCTCGCTGTCCTCGATCAGCGGATCAATGCGCTGGCGCGAGTTCCGCTTGGCCATCTCCACCGTCGGCAGGACCGCCAGCATGGGGCCAGGCGCATGGTGGATGACATAGCCGATCCAGTTGTTACCGCATTCGGTAGCGCCGATCTGGGCGCCCTTCATGAACACCACCCGCTCATAGGGAGAAGATGGCGACAGGCAATCCATGATCTCGCGCAAATAGGGCGTGCGCGCCGTGCGCCAGGGGCCGGGTTCGGCTGCTCCCTTGCCCGAGAGACGCCGATGTTGATCGGCCCATTCGGAAACCTTCAGCAGCGGATCGGGACGCAAGCCCCGATCGAACGCAGCGTCATGGATCGCAGCGGCATCAGGAAGCACCGGCCAGATCCTCGAGTGCTGCGCGGATCTCGGACGTCAGCATGGCGTGAACCCGTGAGGCATCGGTCTCGGCCGCCAACACGGCGGCCAGACGTTCGGGAATGTTCATCAGGGCGTCTCGCACCACGCGGGCCTTGTTGAAGGCCGCGACCTTCACCTCGTCTGCATCGACGTATTTGCCGGCTTCGACCTGAGCCTTTATCTCCAGGAGCTTGGCCTTCTCGACCTCGCTCTTGATCCGGGTCTTGAGCAGGAGGGTCGGCAGGTCGCCGCCCTGTGGGAGGGCGGGAAGCTCGGTTGCCGGAACGAGCGGCTTGAGAGCCGGCTCAGCTTTGGGTGTCGCGCGTCGTTCCGGACGGGCCGGTTCGCGGACTGCCGCCAGAGCGGCATCGGCCTGGGCCGGGTCCACCTTGCGGCCCTGGAGCCGGATCACGCCCTTGGCCACCATCTGGCCAATATACTGGCGCGAAACCCCGCGCTGGCGCGCGTATTCGGCCTGGCTGACAAGCATGTGCGTTCAACGTTCCCATGTCCGGGCCGCCCTCAAAAAACCGTTTAATTTCAGATTATTAATGTTGATTGTCTCGACTCATAGGACCTGTATGGACGTCTACCAACCAGACGGAGAGACAACCCATGACCAACTCAAACTTAGCCGTGGAGAAGTTCACGGTCGCCCAGATCGCGACAGCCATTTCGGCCATCACCGGGGAGACGGTCACCTCGAAATCCTTCAACTACAAAAGCAAGGCTGTCGAGCGCCTGAAGGCCCTCATCAACGAACAGGGTCTCGATGCGCAAGGCATCCTACAGGCGGCTGGCATCGAAGCGATCACCCCGACCGGCGAAGTTCTGTCCGGCATCGGGATCGGTTCAAATGCCACAGCGCCGAAACCCCAGCGCAAACCACGCGACACCAAGCAGGCCAAAGTGATCCAGATGCTCAAGAGTGACGAAGGCGCGACGCTTAGTCAGCTTATCGATGCCACCGGCTGGCAGCCTCACACGGTGCGCGGCGCAATCAGCGGGGCGCTCAAGAAAAAGCTGGGCTTGACCATCGTCTCGCGGAAGCTCGACACCGGTGAGCGGATCTATCGGATCGAGGGGTAACCCTCAATTCGGGATGACTGTCATAGCGAAAGAGCCGTTTGCAGATCTTCGTGTTCGAAGGCGCTTTCCATCCTTTGGATTTCAGGCTCTTTCGCTCCCCGCCGTCGGGCTGCCTGCCGCCAGTCTTGTGTCGCTGTCGCGACTTGGCGGATCAGAGCGTCAGCATCCGTTAGCTTGAGTGCAAATTCCTCGGCCACCGAGCGCAACAACTCGATCGAGCAGGTTCCATCATCAAAGTCGATGTTGGTCGCAAGTATTCTCGGCTTGATGTCCTGTGGCGTCGGGTTGATGTCATAGGCTGGCGACAGGGTCCAGCCACGTTGACCGAGCCATAGAAACCCGTGGTTCCGCAGATGGTCGTCGGTATTCGACACAAGAACAGAGAATGCGACCCGCTCAAATAACTCGATTCGATCGTCGGCTGCGTTCGCCCCGTGTTCGGTCAACGCATCGACGATTTCCAAATAACTTCCCCTGTCACCGTCCCGATGCTCGGTCATCGACATGGCCGACAAAAAGGGTATGCGCTCCTGGCCTTCGCGATCAAAACGTCGCGACAGGAAGATCGGTCGCCCATCGTTGTCGATCAACTCATGGGACGCGGTTTGGATGCCTGCGGCCTCCGCCAGATCCAGTATGATGGCTTCCCATCGCTCCAGTGAATACTCGTCGGTTTCCTTCGGAAACTTGGCGATCGACAGGCAGCCATGCTGGTCGATCACCGACGCTTTCGGTCGCGCCCCACCGAGAGAAGAGCCCGGCGCGAAGATCAGCAGCAGATCTTGATCGGTCTCCTCGCCGCGTAGAATGCGTTCCGACGCCTTGAGCAATTGGCCCAACGCCACGGTTCCTGGAACGCCGACGTCCTGTGGAGCCTGGAAGATATCCTCTCCTTCCCACCGGAACCGCAACGCGCCCAGCCGGGTTTCGTCAGAAACGCCGAGCAGAAAGTCCGTTTCGTGAAGCGTGCGCACGGCACGTCCTTCGCGTTCGGCCGCGCGCCGCTCTTTTCTGCGCATCAGGGTCCGCCCCCAGGTATCGGGGGCCGAGTCTCCCAACGTGCCAAACATTTCCTGGCCGGCAGGAGGACGGAACGTCCCCGGCCCAACCGGCAACGATGGATCCAACGAGAAGCTCGATGCGTCTCGGATCCATTCGGGATCATATTCAAACGTGACAGACTGGCGACCACGAGAGCCATGCCGGCGCATTAAACCAATTCGTCGGGAGAGCCCTTGCCAATCCAGAAACACCTCGACATCGGACATCATGCACCAACCTTCCGACTGCGTGGCGTGGTGGCGCGCTTTGGCAGTTCTTCCCTGGAGATGCTCTGTCCAATGTCATCGTGAGCGGCGTCCGCAACATCGGCGAGGCGCTCCAGTAGGTTTAGTGCTTGCAAAACAGCGGCAACGATACCGATGCTGACGGACGGGTCCCCTTTCTCGATACGCGCAACCGTCGGTCGGGACGTGGCTGCCCGTTCTGCCACGATTTCCATGGGCAGCTTTCGGCGCAACCGCGCATCCCGAATGTCTTCTCCGAGCTTTCTAAGCGCTCTTCGGGCAGATGGTGGCGGACGATGTGGCGTCGGCATAACGATACCTTCCAATTACATTAAGTGGCCTCAATGTGACAGGAAGCTATCATTATTTCAATAGAAAGACCTTGCCAGCCAGCTCAAAATGATGACTGAAACCGGGATCGCCGAACACGGATTTCCTCGAAAAGACGGCGGAGCGAATACGACCGGACGATCGACACCACGGTGAAGATGGCACCCATCAGCAGATTGTCCGACAGGCTGGCGTGAAGACCGAACATCGGGAACACCGCGATCTGAGTAGCGACGGCAATGCCATAGCCAACCGCGACATTGGTCAGCGCTTCCGCGAACGACATGCGTCTCGACTGCCTCATGCGGCGTCCCTTTCATTTTTGATTTCATCGAACGACCGCCCGTCCCCGTCGAGGACGGCGGACCTGCCCGTAGCCTTCTGCCAACGCTCGACGGCGACATCCACGTAGGTGGCGCTGATCTCCATGGCGAAGACGCGGCGGCCGACGGCTTGTCCGGCCATGATCTGTGAGCCCGATCCGGAGAAAGGCTCATAGCAGAGGCCGCCCGGTTCCACATGCTGGCGCATGGGGATCGCGAAACAGTCGAGCGGCTTCGGCGTCGGATGGTCGGGGCGGTCCTCGCCCGAAAGACCATGAATATCCCAGACCGACGGCAGGAACTCGGCCCCGTCCGCCTTGGGCGGCATGTTGCCCTTGATCCAGCCCATCAGGCAGGGCTCGTGTTTCCAGAGATAGCGCGACCGGGTGAGGACGCCCTTCTCCTTGTTCCAGATGATCTGCTGGTGCTGGAAAGCACCCATCTCCGTCCAGACCTCTTCGAGCATGGCCTGGCGACGGGAGGCATGCCAACAGTACCAGGCTGCGTTGGGCGCGATGGCTTCGGCGATCGCTGCCTTGATGAAACCGCGATAGAGATCCGGCCCTTGTGAGGAATCGTCCCAGGTCACGCCATAGGTGGCGGACCCGTCCTTGTTACCGTTGGTGCCGCTGGTGTCACCACGGGCGACCTTGGCCTTGCGCGCGCTGTTCTGCGGATGATTGGTGCCATCGTAGTCGACTAGGTACGGCGGGTCGGTGGCGAACAGAATGGCGCGCTCGCCGTTCATCAGACGCTTCACGTCTTCCGCGTTCGTGCTGTCGCCACAGAGCAGACGGTGGTCGCCCAGCAACCAAAGATCACCCGGTCGGCTGACGGGATCTGCCGGCGGCTCCGGAACGGTGTCCTCGCCAGCGAAACCACCGGCTTGCTGTTCCCCCGCCTCGCTCTCCAACAGCCGGTCGATTTCCGACAGATCGAAGCCGGTCAGGTCGAGATTGAAATCCTCGGCTTTGAGGTCCGCCAGTTCGAGACGCAGCAGTTCCTCGTCCCATCCAGCGTTCTCGGCAATCTTGTTGTCGGCAATGATCAGTGCCCGGCGCTGAGACTCGGAGAGATGACCGAGGCGGATCACCGGCACTTCGTCGAGGCCGAGCTTGCGCGCGGCCATGAGACGGCCATGGCCGGCGATGACGCCACCGTCCCTGCCGATCAGGATCGGATTGACGAAACCGAACTCGGCGATGGACCCGGCAATCTGCGCGACCTGGCCCTCATCGTGGGTGCGGGCGTTGCGCGCATAGGGGATCAATCGATCCACCGGAACGGTTTCGATCGTCAAGTCCATCTGTCAATCAGCCAGTTGTCGGGGCCGCTTGACGGATCATCGTCGCAAACCCGCAGAAAACCTGTGGCTAGCGTCGATACGTCAAGTCGGTGTCAAGTAAGTTGGCGGGCCTGTCGGTAGAAAAATCCCGCGCTCGCGCCTCCCGCATGGGATATCGGCCAGGAAGGAACCAAGATATCAAAGGCTTGGGAGGAGGCGTGGCGCGTCGGTTCTGCGTTCGCACGCCCGTCGCGAGGCTATTTCGAAACTACCCTCAATCCGGCGATTTCGTCCCATCGAAAAGTGTCCGCCGCACACCTTTCTCTACGCTTCTCGCAAGCCCGCGCCACCAGCCAGTTCGATCACGCGCCGCTTCGAAAGGTTGCTGTTGAACCGCCGCCGATTGAGCTTCAGCGAGATCACACAGAGCCCGTAGAGCCAGTGCTGGTGGGCGGCTGAGCGTTGCAAACCGACCGTCCAGCAGATACTCTTCCAAGGCTTTCCCGATGCCCTGAGCCAGATGATTTTGGCCGCAGGCGGCTCCAGCCACGACATCCACGGCAGGGTTTCATCCATGCGGGAAATCGACGCCGACGACGGTGGTGGGCGACGCATGGGCTGAGGCTCTTGCCCGACCTTGTCGGCGAAGTCATGGACGATCTCGGGCCACACCCCGAAGTACCCCCGCACCTTCTCCTCGGGCAACCGGCGCAGCACGTCGGCGGCCTCGACGATACGCTCCTCGACCAGCAACGGCGTCCACTCAGCCATGGCCGACCTCCCGCCCATCGTCTCGACGGCCATAGTATCCGTGTTGGTCAAGTGGCATTTGGGCTCCATTTTCTGTTGTCGCGAATGAGGGCGTTTGCCAACACGATGAGCTTGCGCATGATCGCGGTGATGGCGACTTTTGAGGGTTTTCCGGCTTCCT